CTTCCACGTCGGAGGAATTACCTCCCCGCCTAATAAAAGGAGCGACCCTTAAAGTCCTATCGGAGCTCTGACCCCATTGTTGTTTTTACCGTAGCTGGTTCAATCCAGCCACGGCCCGGGGTCTGTCCAAGACGGCACCATCCGCCGCACCAATGCCATGTCCCTCTTGATGGAGGGAACCTGGTAGGATTGCGGAGGCTCAGAGAAATGCAACAGGACGTATAGCCGATGGGCTATCACTGTAAGAGCATCTCCCTGGTGCAAGACGACTTTATTGTAGACCTCCTCCTCAGCTGTTGGCCACTTGAAGACCTTGTAGGCCTTTAGATAATGCCAAACAGTGAGACCTCGTCCGCCCCGGGGAATCGTTCCCCTGGAAGTGAGCTTAAAGGTTGTAGCCTTGAAGCCGAAGAAAGGCGAGGTGTGCGGTATCCACTTCTCTGGATGAGAAGTCTTAACACGACACTTGAGAGGTAGTCGTCTGACTATCGACGGAGTGGCCTGGTCAAAGTTCTTGATCAGGCCGTCATTATCCTCACCGTACGGTATGCAGGTGGCCTGCACAGCGCGGGGAAGATGGTTTACCACCCAGTTGTAAATTGGGCGGATACGACCATCGAGACCCCAAGGTAGCTTAGCCCACCTCACCAGGTTATTGGCAAGGAGGACCACAGCCTCTACGGTATCAAGGACATCCGTACAATAGATCGGTGTTACGTCTCGACCGTTCAAGTAGTGACCACCACACGATTCGCGGAAAATTGCTTCTCCGCGGCCGAAAAATGACTTCTCGGCATTCATCGTGAATCCGGCGTACATCAATACCTGTTGGAACAGGTCTACTGCCTCAGTAGGCAGGATGATGTCATCGCCATAGACAGTCACATCTGGAACGATACCTAAATGCACGCACGTCTCATGAGCTAAAGACCAAAAAATAAGGCTCTCGAGCTCAAACGTGTAACCATTACCCATGGCAGAGAACAGCTCGTAAGTATGGACCCTTTTGGGGTGTGCTTTTGAGTTATCGCTGTCATCGATGATACCTCTCTCCGTCCTGAGTGCCTCAAACAGGCGATACCAGGTCGGGTCACAAATGTGTCCGATGTAAGGGTGATCCCCTATCATCTTCCACACCAGTGAACACGTCATTGAATTTGACGCGTTGGAAAGGTCAATCGTAGCAAGGGCACCGTCTCGCGACGCGGCCCTTGCACGGTCTTGGTTAATAGACTGGCAGTTCAAATTGATCCCCCATTTCTGGAGGCGCTTTCGCATAACGTATGCGACGCCTAGCTGAAGCACGATGTTCGCATCGGGCTGAATAGCTATCAATCTGTCAGTCTTTGCATTCTTCGGGACGAAATGTATCCGGTCCACGTCGACTCTACGCAAGAGGGAATACAATTCCACTTCCTGCGTTATGCTGTACGCCCACTGAGGGCATTGTTGTAATACAGCATATGCGAGTTTAGATGCGGCCGGTGTACAGTCGAGCTTTCCGGATAACTTACTCACTAGATCTGCCTCACGGCAGTTCTTGCTAGTTGTAGTTCCGGGGCCGAAGCGCACTCCGTCAAGAAACCAGGTCCAATTGAACTCCCCAAGCACATTCGTGGCTTTTCTCGCCGCCGCATAAAAGATGCGGGCGACGTCGGTACTCACCGACGCACGATGGCTGGTAAGGCGTTCATTGGTTTCCCGGTTCCGCTCCTCCTGTTCAAGAAAACCAGTGAGGGCGGCTTGACGAGTATTGATTCCTAACTGGAACCCTGGATACTTCCTAAGAATCTCACGGCATAAGTATTCCTCGCGGAAACTTTTTGACGTGATATCAGGGAAGGGTTGGTTGACTATATCCTGAGCAAGCTCAGGAACAGCAACACCAAGGGCCTTACCCAGTCTCCCAATGAGGGAAAAGGGATCGAGAGCAGTGCGCAACCGATTGTCAAGAGGAATACGGTTTGACATGGAGTGACTCCAATAGTCGACGATTTAGATCTAGCACTACGGCCAAGATGACCGACAGTGCAACGGTAAAGCCAATTGCGACGACGATGTGCAATTGACATAGCTGGGCCGCCTGGATTTCGTTACCAGACGAACTCGCCCCGCGCCCCCATACCGACAACAGTGGCGTGCTTCGCCCCATTGGCCCCGATCTCCAAGAGATCTTCGGCCTGGGCTTGCGTCCAAGTCAGCGGTACGTAGGCTTCGATCTTCATCATCCCGTAATCCGGGACAGAAGACACGTTGACGCCGTTGATAGATTCGACGACAACGCGAGGCACCTTCAGTGTCAGCACCACCTTGCGAAGTTTCTGGCCGGATTCGGCACAGGACAGCGTAAGGGTTTCGCGCCCCAGGGGATAATCACCGGTATAGTTGATATACTCGGCGACGTCACCCTTGATTTTGGAGGGCGTATAGGTGTGGTTGACGGGCGTAGGCTGTGAGTCAGCCAGCACAATAGCTGCATTGGCAGGCATTGTGAAACTCCTCTTGGTATTTGTGGATGGTAAGTCAAGCGTTACCGCCTAACCTTTCGTGCTTGTCTCCACGCATTGTGTGCAGAGTATTGCTGTTTCAACAGACCAACCGCATCGAAGATGCGGGCGCTGTTATTATTCAGCATATCCTGTAACATCTGCGGGTTTACGGCAAGACGTGGACACGGGGCAGAAGCAGGAATTTCACGTTTGAACGTGAATGCTTCATACTGAGGCCCATAGCCATAGTGAACCGGCCAAGTGCCGGGCTTCAACTGGCCAAAGCCCTGGTAGAGTCCCACGGTGGTAATTGAACCACTCTTATAATCAAACCCTGGTGTAATAGTTGCCGCTTCGAGGAATTTGCCCACATTAAGGGCCCAATCCACAACGAAGCTGAATGGCACTAGTTCCCAAGGTGTTTGGAGACCCAGCCCAAGAGACGCTAACCGAACATAATCGGGATTCGCATTATAGAAGTCGAACCGGCATTTAGCCAGCTCCATGCCGCCTATACGTACATCAATATTACCTTTACCAGTGATGGTATAGGCGTCTTGATAGGATACGCGTTGGCGTGCATGAACGGTAACAAACAGTTGCCTGTAGCTACCATTCTCCTCGGTTTCGATGCGAGCTAAATTACCCTCAATATCGCTGAGAAGGGGTTTGACCCCATAGCGGTACTGAAGGTAAAGGTTCCAGGGGTCTAAGTTCATGGCGGTGTGTGCCAGGCCGCGGACATTTCCGCGTCTGACATCCCTCCAGAAACCGACCATATCCCGGATAGCCTCCAGTAACATGTCACCGGTCTGCTTTCGTTCCCCCCAGGTCGCTCCCAAGTTTACTTGGAAGCGATTAAGTTTCTGGAGGGCCTTAGTAACGACCCAGTTGATCAAGTTCTGACGAGGCAAACCTCCCAATCGGTCAAAAGGCGTCGTGCCATTGATGGTCCCGAACGTGAAGATATTAGCGGCCGACTTTGCCAAGCCCTCTGTTCTCCAAGCAGGGCAGGAAGTGCGGTCCTCGAGGATCGCCCAATCCCCGTTCCCGGCAGCGATTTCGGTGAAGCTGTAAGGCTTCGGATCTCGCCAACCAGTAACAGGGTCCTGCAACGTGTGCACTGATGCACTGCGGTACAGGTAACGAGCATAACCCCCAGCATATGTACCCGTCGACTGTGAGATAACAGTACCGTTACATTTGGAGGTGGACAGGAACTTGGTAGTTACTGTCCTGTTAAACTCCCTATCGTAATAGTATGTCTCCGTCGGATGAGCCATAGCTGCTAATACCTCTGTCGTCGTTAAGGGGGGACAAGCGCCCCCG